TGTTGTTGTTGAAAAAACAAAAGGGGGTAAAATAAATTATGCTGAAACATTGGAAGAAGCATATGATAATTTAGATAAAATGTTGGGTGGAGATGCAATGAACAAGATGTCTCAAGATGCAGGGCGTTTGGCTCAGAAACAGGTGCAATTAATGGAAAATATGAAACAGCTAGAACCTTTAATGAATAAAGCAAGCACAGTAATGGAAGGTTTAGATTTTGACAAAATTAATAATATGGTTAGTGGCTTTAGCAAACAATTAGATGGACTAGGATTAAATACTAAATTAGGATAATTATAACTTCTATTAGATAATATTATAATTATATATTATAATTATAATGGCAAAAAGATGTCCTCCAGGTGTTATTTGTATTGAAAATATTACTATTACTTTAGTTATATTAATTGTAGGTTCTATATTGTTATTTTTAAATTTAAAAAATAATAGTAATTCTGTTAATGAAAGAATAATAATAAAAGAAAATAATAATTCAAATACTGGATTATTTTCTAAACCAAATTATAGTTTTTCAAATTTACAAAATGATGTATTATTAAATCCTTATGAGGCACCACTAAGAGATGATCGATATATTAGAGCTAGTAGTGATCCTAGAGGAATTCCAATTAATATTCCTACACAATCAATAGATACATCTTATAGACAAGTAGGTATATTAACAAGAATAAATGGAAATAATGAAATGATTTTACCTTTAATGGGAAGACCTTTGTTTTCTAACAGAGATAAATGGAATTTTTATACAATGAGTGATAAAAATAATATGATTAAATTACCAGTAACAGTAAAAGGAAAAAGTGCTACAAATGAATATGGTGTAGATAATTTATATAATGGTGATACAGTGTATGTAGAAGGCTATAATGATGCATTTAAAGTAACAGTATATGATAATCAAGTTCAAAGATATATACCATTTTTATAATTAAATTACAAATCCATTCCTCAAATTTTTATAAATTAAAGGTTAAATACATTTTTTTAATAGTTTTGTTTTTAGTTTTTTTTATTTTTTTATTTGTATTCTTTTTTCTATTTCCACCATATTGTTCTTCATCATCTGTATCTTCATCATCTATAACAAAAATATTTTTATCTTTTTTAAGAGAGTTATTTTGTTTTTTAGGATTAGAATTATTATTACTCTGTGAATTTAAATTTTTATTAAATGCATAAAATGCTCCAGCTGTATTACCTCCTCCAGGACCATCATTTTCAATAGCTATACCTTCTTTATTAAATTGTAATTTAACATTAAATTCTGTATCTCCCTCTAATCCTTGACTTATTGATTCATTGTCTGTTTCATCTTCTGTTTCATCTTCTGTTTCAGTATCTTGATTTATTTTTTCTTGATTTGCCTTTTCCATTAGTTCACGTCCTTCTTCTATTATTTTGCTACCTAGTTGTATCATTTCATCTCCTTTAGAATATATAGTATCAGAATTTATATTACTTGTATTTCTATTTTCACTTGGAATATTTTTTATATTTGTATTATTAATACCAGAATCAGCATTAGCATCAGTATTAGCATCGGCAATTATTGGGGAATTACCCGAAAGCTTTTGTGTTAAATTTGGATAGCCTTCGGTAAAGGCATTTTCTATTGTGTCGGATGGAGATAATATTTTATCTTTATTTTTATTTAATGATATTTCATCATTATTTTTATTAAATGATACTTCCTCATCATTATCTTTATTATTTTTATTAAATGATACTTTCTCATCATCATTATCATCATCATCATCATCATCATCATCATTACGATCATTATTATTATTATTACCATTACTATTACGTTCAGATTCTTGATTTGGTGGATAAACAATATAAACTTTATTATCATTAGATTTTGGTGAAATTACTTGCCAATGATCAACACTAGTAAGTTGATTTCTTTTTATATTAATAGCTTTATCTACAGCATCTTTGCTTTCACCATTATTAATTCGTCTAGTTATCTCTTCACTAAATTTCTTCTCTCGTTCCTGTATGAGTTCTGCATTTTTAGCAGGTCTATGATATAATAAAAGTGGTGATAGAAGAGAATCCTCTCTAAAGTTTTTAGATGACACTATACCCATTTGTTTTTTTAATTCATCGTCAGTATATTTTCTTGCTGGACAAAGGGTCCATAAGTAATTATCAGTATCATCTGATTTTGGTGAAGTTGTATATAAAATAGGAATTTCTAATTTTAAAGCAAGTGGTTTTAAATAATCATCAGTTAATAATCCAATATCTTCAGGTTTAGAATTAATTAAATTTTTTATTCCATTTACAGCTGCCGTAGTGTACTTAATTTGCTCTCCTTCATTGTTTTGTTGTTTGTAATCCAAAATTGGATTATATAGGTTTTTTGTGTTTGTACCAGCACTAGTAACAGGAGTTAAATTATCTATTTCAGTTCTCTTCTCTTGTATTCCTTTAATAATAGCATAATATCCACAATTACCATCACCATAAACATCAGTTATTTGAAATTTATCTTTATCCGTACATAAATATAGTTGTTTGTCTGAATTATTTATAGTATATTGTTTTCCATCATTCCAATTAATAGAATTATTACATGTTTTTTGTTCATCAATAACTATTTCTTCTGTTTTTTTTGAATTAGGTTCAGGTGCAGGTTCAGGTGCAGGTTCAGGTGCAGGTTCAGGTGCAGGTTCAGGTGCAGGTTCAGGCTTGGAGTTGGACTCAAATTTAGAAACTCTACGTAATTCATTTTCTAACTGTTCTGTTTTTTTTTGAGGGTCTTCTTCATCAGGTTTTTTGCCAAGATTGGCTAATTCTATTTCTACTTTGGGTTCGTTTGAAGAAACTCTACGTAAAGCAGATACTAACTCTTTTGCTATTTTATTTGGATCTGTATTATTTAACAAATCCTTGTTACTAAGTTTTTTTTGTTTTTCTTCTAACTCTTGTAATTCTATTTCTACAGTGTTATTATCTTTGGATGTTTCAGATGATAATGTTTTGCTAAGTTTATTAGACTTATCAATATCATCATCATCAATCTTGTCCTCCTCTGTCATCTTATCGCTAAGTTGATTTAATTCAATTAATTTACCATTACCATCAACATTATCATTATTTGATAATAATTGTCCAAGATTATTTAATTCACTAATATCATCCCTGTTGATATTTTCTTGTTGTTCTAAATTTATATTATTAGTTAATGCATTTAATTTATTTAATATAATAGTTTGTCTCTTAATTAAAGAGCTCTGTATTTGTAATTGATTATTAATCATTGTATTTAATCTCTCTTCTTCATTAGTTGTAAGTTTACCACTATTCATAAGAGTTTCTTTTCTAGTTTCTAGTTGATTAATTGCCTTATCTAATTTATCAATTGGTTCTAAGAGAGAATTCCATTCTTGTAAAATAGTTTCTACATTTTCAATATTTTCTTTTTGCACTGGGTCTTTAATATTTTTTTTGACAGCTTTTGTAGCCCCAAATAATTTTTTCCACCACTCTCCAGCTCCTCCTGACTGGTATCTGCCTTTTCTTCCACCTTTCAAATTATATTTTTTTTTTCTATTATATTTAAGTGTCTTTTTTCTAAGATTTAAATTTTTCTTTTTATTCCTAAATGAGCGATTATTATATTTTTTATTATTTATTTTATACTTCTTATGTGTTTGATTCTTTTTATTAAGTAATTTAAAAATTTTATTTCTTGATAATTTCATTGTTCTATATATAAATTTAAGTATATTATTTTATTATAAAGATATATATTAATGAGTTGTCCAAATGCTACAGCACCAGTTAATATTGATAAAAATACAAATAATATATGTGATTTAAAATGTAAATATAATTATAATTATCCTTTTACAAATCTATTGGTAAGAAATAAAGGAAATTATTTATCATTAAAACCAGATCCAGAACAAGTACCTTCAGTTACATTTAATGCAAATAATTATAATGTTAACGAAATAAGAATATATAAACCTTCATTACATTCTTTTAATGGGAAAAAAACAGATGGAGAACTAATAATAGATCATACAAATATATCAGGAGTAAAAGGCTTATTAGTGTGTATACCATTGGAAAAAACAAATATAATAAATATTTCAACAGGATTGTTTGATTCAATAATTTCTGGAGTAGCTCAACGAGCTCCGAGTATGGGAGGGTCAACAAATATAAATTTACCGACATTTAGTTTAAATAAATTTATTACTCAAAAAATTCCATTTTATTCATATACAGGTACACTTCCATATACACCATGTAATGGAGAATATAATTATGTAGTTTTTGGAAGAGAAGCATCAGTTTCAGTAGGGGGTAGTGCTTGGAATTCTTTAGATAAAATTTTAATAACAAATGATATTGAAGTTAAAAATAATGATAGTGTTGGGGTATATTATAATAAGAACGGTGCTACTAAAGGTGGTGGAATAGGTAGTGCAGATGATGATATATATATAGAATGTAATCCAACAGGAGATGAAGGAGAGATATTAGTAAAAAAATCAAATATTTTTAATGATTTACTAAATAACGAAAATTCAATAATAAATAAAAGTAAACCATTAATAAATATATTACTAGGTGCAATAATAATTTATGTTTTAATGAAAGTAATAGGATCAATTTTAAATAAAATATCAGAAGGAGGAAAATTTAATTTTATGCAAGGAATTGAAGGTAGTTTACAGAGACAAAGCGATATATAAATGTAAATTATTAAATAATATAATATTAATTATTATTTAATAAAATTAAATAACACCTTGATAATTAATATCAGCAGCATCATGAATTTTATCTTGGGCAGGTTTATAATTAGAGTTAGGTGCAGGTTCATGTTTAACTAAAGGAGCCATTTTAGCTACAATTTCTTCTTCTAAAGTGACAGGATATTCATTATATCTATCAAAATCAATTACCTTCTTTTTTTCAGACGAAGGTAAATGTTTTAAAAGTTGTGGAGCTTGATTTACACTTGAACGTCTAATTAATTCATATGCAGCAATTAAGGCAACAACACCTACAATATTTCTCATTGGTCCAGGAACGGCTGATCTATCCATAAAAATACTAACAGCAAGAAGTATAACAACTATATTACCAATTAAATTATCAATAAGGGGCACTAAAATATCAGGTGTTTGTACATTCATAACAATATAAATAATTAAAACTACTAATAAAAGTAATAGATGTCGTCCTTGTGGCATAAAGAGATCTTTTAATTCAGGCATGTATATCATAATAATAGATAATTTATTGTAGTAAAATTGAAACAAAACAACCTAAATAGATGGATGTTATATAATAAGATGTCTTCCACAGAAGTTTCTACATATTTAGGTCAAAAAGGTTATACAATTTTTAAAGAATGTTTAAGTATTAAAGAGCAACAATATATACGTGATGAATTAACAGTAAAAGCTAAAGTTCCTTTATCACCAGTTCCACAAGAACCATTTCCTATATATCGTGAATCAAAATTAAAATTATATGTTCCACGATATTTTGGTATAGAAACATATGGTGAGCCAGATGAAATTAGAATAGGTAATTGTACAGATATTAATTTAAAATTTAAGGGTGAACTAAGAGATTTTCAAAAACCTATAGCAGAAAAATTTATGAACAGTATTAATGTTAAGACTGGTTGTGGTGGTGGATTAATTGACATCCCATGCGGATTTGGTAAGTGCTTAAGTAAAAACACACCAATTATGATGTATGATGGTTTAATTAAAATGGTTCAAGATATAAAAGTAGGAGACCAATTAATGGGAGATGATTCAACACCTAGAAACGTATTAAGTTTAGCAAGAGGACGTGAAATGATGTATGATATTATTCCTAATAAAGGTGATAAATATACTGTAAATGAATCACATATTTTATCTCTTAAATGTTCTACAAATCATTCTAAAAAATATAGAAAAGGAGAAATATATGATATTTCTGTTAAAGATTATTTAAATTTACCTAAGTGTTTTCATGGACGAGGAGGACCTTTACTAGGATATAGAGTTGGGGTAGACTTTCCATATAAAGAGGTTGACATTGAACCATACTTTTTAGGGATATGGCTAGGAGATGGATCTAAAAGAAATTTAGGTATAACTAATATTGATGAACCTATTATTGATTATTGTTATGAATATTCAAGAAAATTAGAATTAGATATAAGAAAATGTGATAGTAAAGGAACAAGATGTCCTACCTATTTTATAACTTCTCATAATAAAAAACCTAATTCACTAATTGGATCTTTTCAAAAATATAATTTATTGAATAATAAACACATTCCACATGATTTTAAATGTAATGATAAACAAACAAGACTAGAATTATTAGCTGGTTTAATTGATTCTGATGGGTCATTAAGGAATAATGGTTATGATATAATTCAAAAAAATGAAAAATTACTTGATGATATAATTTATTTGGCAAGATCATTAGGTTTTGCTGCTTATAAAAAAATATGTAAAAAAAGTTGTATTTATAAAGGAGAGAAAAGTGAAGGAACTTATTATAGAACAAATATTCATGGAAAGGGTTTGGAAGAAATACCTATTAAATGTGAAAGAAAAAAATGCTCATCACGAAAACAAATAAAAGATGCTTTAGTTACAAGAATTAACGTTATTAAAAAAGAAGAAGATGATTATTATGGTTTTGAATTAGATGGAAATCGTAGATATATTCTAGGTGATTTTACAGTTACACATAATACAGTGTTAGGAATAAATTTAATATCAAAAATTAAAAAGAAAACTTTAATTATTGTTCATAAATCGTTTTTATTAAATCAATGGATAGAAAGAATAAATGAATTTTTGCCCGATGCTAAAATAGGTATAATTCAGGGACAAATTATTGATATTGAAAACAAAGATATAGTTATAGGAATGCTGCAATCATTATCTGGTAAAGAGTATCCACAAAATATGTTTGAAAGTTTTGGATTTACAATCATTGACGAAAATCATCACATAAGCAGCGAAATATTTAGCCGTGCACTTCAAAAAATAGTAACACCAGTAATGTTAGGTTTAAGTGCTACAATGCAACGTAAAGATGGATTAACAAGAGTTTTTAAAATGTTTTTAGGAGATATAGTATTTAAAATGAAGAGAGAAAATGATGATGAAGTATTAGTTAAAGCAATAGAATATCAAACAGATGATAAAGATTTTAATGAAGTGCAAATAGATTGGAAAGGACAAGTAGCATATAGTACAATGGTGTCAAAAATTTGCTCATTTAATCATAGAACAGAATTTATTATTAAAGTAATAAAAAATGAATTAGAAGAAAATCCAAATCAACAAATAATGGTTTTGGGAAGTCAAAAAGATATATTAGTTTATATTTATAAAGCAATAGAACATCGTAATATTGCTTCTGTAGGATATTATGTAGGTGGTATGAAAGAAAAGGATTTAAAATTAAGTGAGACCAAAAAAGTTGTAGTAGCTACATATGCAATGGCAGCAGAGGGTTTAGATATAAAAACATTATCGACTTTATTTTTAGTAACACCACGAACAGATATAACTCAAGCAGTAGGAAGAATATTACGAGTAAAACATGAAAGACCATTGGTAGTTGACATAATAGATAATCATGATGTATTTAAAAGACAATGGATGAAGAGAAAAGCATTTTATAAAAAAAATAAATATAAGATAATTTCTACAAACAGTAATTTGTATGAATCAGATACTTGGACAATTTTATATGATAATAATAGTAAAATAGATACTATTATTAAAAATGATGAAGAAATTCCAAAAGGTAAATGTTTAATTAAATTTTAATTAAGATTTTTGTTTCATAACATCAATATTTGTTAAAGGTGGTCCAGGTTGTCCATTATTTGCGTTTTGGTAAGCAGTTCCACCATTATTAGGACCAGCATTTGCATTACGAGTACTTACAGGTGGATCATTAGGTCCACCTTCACCTCCAACACCAGCAGGGATACCATGTTTACTTAAAGGAAGATGATTAGATTGTGTTATACCATTTTGTGATTGTCCCATCGAAGCAGCTACACCAGGCCATGTTTGGGGATCACTCCACCAACTAAATCCTGGAGCACCTCCAGCAGGACCATTCCAACCAGCAGAACCTCCTTTTTGTTTTCTTTTTTTATGAGTTTTACCGCAACTACCACCCTGATGATGTTTTCTAGTATATCTTATTTTTTTTTCACTTTTATGTTTTCTAGTGTATCTAGTTTTTTTACTATTTTTTCGAGAAAGATGAGAGACATTTTTCTTCTTAAGTAAAGCACGATATTTATGAGACACTTTACGTGATTTATTCTTAGTAGGCATTATATAATAAAAAAAGATAATATTATATTAAGTAATAAAACAATAAAAAAATTAGTTACAATAAGATAATTAGTTAAATATTTATTCAATATTAACATGAGTAAGTAAATGTCTTCTACAGCACATTTTATCTAATTTTAAATTATCCAAAACTTGCCCTTCAGGAGTTTTATCAATTGTATCTTTGGTTAAATATATAACATCATCTATTTCCATATCTTTAGTACTTTTTTTTTTCCTAACTTCACGTTCATAATAATGATATTTATCA